TAACGATCTGATTGAAAAACTCACTCAGGAGGTTTACGAACCCAAGATCGAGATAATCATAAAAGGTTTTGACGACGACGATGATTGAGTTAAGCGAGAAGAAACAAGTTGAGATAAGACTACACGAGGGGCAGGAAAAGGCACTGCGGAGCAAAGCGAAATATGTTGCTGTTATTGCGGGAACAGGAAGCGGGAAGACTTACCTCGGCCCCGTATGGCTCATGAGGGAGATCATAAACAGGAGGGCGGAGGAGGTTTTGGTTATAGCTCCGACCTATATGATGTTCCAGCGTGTAGTCCTTCCGGGGGTAAAAAATTTCTTTGAAAATCTAAATATGATTGCTGAGTATAAAGTGACAGAAAGAACGATGACGCTGAAAAACGGCACGAGGATTTATTTCGGTAGTGCTGATAAACCTTTCTCGCTTGAGGGCGTGCATGTGAACTGCGCATGGCTGGACGAAGCTGGACAAATGAGGAGAGAGGCATGGGACGTTGTAAAAAGAAGAGTGGGGGCGAAAGATGGACGAATATTGATAACTACAACGCCCTATAATTTAGGCTGGTTGAAAACGGAAGTATATGATCAATGGAAAGCTGGGGATAAGGATTTTGAGGTTATTCAGTTCGCATCAATACAAAACCCTTTCTATCCCAAAGAGGAGTTCGAGAGGGCACGGAAATTACTTCCGAAATGGAAATTCCGAATGTTTTATCTCGGGAAGTTCGTGCGACCTGAGGGCATGGTTTATCCAGACTTCACGGCATCGCATATAATAGATCCGTTCGATATTCCGGGAGATTGGGTAAGAATTGCTGGAGTAGATATAGGATACAACAACCCGACAGCGATCGTGTTTATTGCTTTTGATAAAGACGGGGTCGCTTACGTTTATCGGGAATATTATCAAAGATACAAGACGGTGGATGAGGTGGTGAGGGATATAAAAGAGATGGCGGAGGGGGAAAATATAGATGCTATTTACGTAGATCCATCAGAACCGGCATTTATTAAATCCCTACGGGTTAGTGGTTTTAACGCATTACCTGCCGATAACGAGGTCTTAGCGGGAATATCGGTGGTCACATCATATCTCAGGAGTAATCGGTTATTTATTTTTCGGGGAGTGGTGAATTTGATTGACGAAATGGAAAATTATAGGTGGAAAATGCAAAACGACGAGGTGAAGGACGAACCCGTTAAGGAATACGACCACGCAGTGGACGCTCTACGATATGCATTGTATACGAGGTCGAAAACATTGAGTAAGGGGGACTTAATTAAAATCGTAAAGGAGGCAAAATTCTATGAGTGAAAATAATTGGTTAAGAAAACTAATTAATAGATTTGTGGGGGAGATATCGGTGCTGAAAACCACTTATGCAGTTTCTCTTCCCTGGCTGGGGTATACTCTCGATACAAGCAAGGTGAATTATAAATTAGCGAGGGAACTTTACAATAATACAAATGAAAAGTATAAGCTCGGGGCGGGATTTGCAAAGCCCATAATCAATACAACGGTCGGATTTATGGGTATTCCGCATTTCTCTCATGACAATGTTGAGGTGCAGAATGAGCTAGATAGGATTGAAAACAAATGGGCGGGGAAATTTATTAGGGTACATAGAAACACGTTGAGGGATGGCGATTGTTTTGTGAGGATAGAGAGGCGGGAGAATAAATTTACTAAAGAGGTGGACTTTGATTTAGTTTTTATACCTCCCGAGGACGTTTCGGTTATAGCTGCGCTAAATGGGGGATATAGTAAGGTTTACATAAAACATCATCTTCCGATTTATGACGATTTAGGGAATATAAGGGGAGAGAGCATTTTGACGGAGGTAATCACTCCTGATACAATCGAGTTTATTTTAGATGGTAGGGCACCGCTGGAATATCAAGGCTTGTCGGGAGTTCAAGAAAACCCCTGGGGCTTTATTCCGATCGTGCACTTTAAAAATGAGGCGGAGGAGTTTCAGCTCTTCGGGAGTTCAGAATTAGAGCCTGTTGAGCCGTTTCTCAAGGCTTATCACGATACGATGTTATACGCAGTTCAGGGGGCTAAAGTGTTCGCAAGGCCGAAAGTAAAGTTCAAACTCCAATCAGTCGAAAAATTTTTAAAGGATAATTTTAGTGACGACGAAATAAAATCGGGGAGGATAAGGTTTAGCGATAAGGAGATCTTCTTTCTCCAAGAGGGCGATGATGTAAGCTTTATAACAGCGGACAGCGGGTTAGAGGCGATAACAACACTTCTAAAATTTATTTTCTTTTGCATCGTGGACGTATCGGAGACTCCCGAATTCGCTTTTGGGACAGCGGTGCAGAGCTCAAAAGCATCGGTAAGTGAGCAGATGGTTCCGCTTGCGAGAAAGATAAGACGAAAACGTGCGATGATGGAGGAATTTTATCAGGAGCTAATGCAGATGTATATCTACATGTGGGGAATGGTTAATAATGTGAAAGTAGAGGCAAATGTAGATATAGGCTGGGATGAAGTAAACCCCAGGAACGATAAAGAGGTGGCGGAAGCGATAAACACGATGATAAATGGATTGGTGAATGGCGTGCAAGCGGGGATAATTTCAACTGAGAGTGCAGTAGAGTTTTTGAGGCAATATATCCCATCTATGCTTCCTTATGCGGATCCCTCCGGGGACGACGACGAGCGCAGAAGGATTGCAAAGGGATATGCGTTATGGCTGAGGATACAGGACGGACAAGGCCTTGAATTAGAAGAATTTGAATAATTATGGAATTCCAACTATATATCAGAGAAGCAAGAAGAAGATATCTAAATCTCGAGCTTGAAACGGCAAGAAATATCAAAAATATCTTTGCAAGAACCGCCAATAGACTGAGGGACTATCTTTATAGTCTCCCTGAACAATCTTTGCAAAGAAAGTATTACAACGAGCTTCTTGCCTATATAGAGAGATTAGCAAATGAGCTTAATGATGATTTACTGAAACAAATTGCACAGGGGAGAAATCTTGCAATAAAAACACTCACAGACCATGCCCAAAATATGTTCATGGAAATTGCAAAAGGAATCTGGAGAGAAGCAGAGGTAGAGGCAATGTTTACAGCCTTAAATGAAAGAGCTCTTATAGCGTTGACTACAAGAACAAGAGCGTATGGAATCAAAGTTTCTGATAGGATTTGGAGAATCTCTCAGGATGCAAGGACGCAGTTAAAAAATGCAATAGAAGAAGGAATCGCCATGGGAAGAGACCCCAGAAAAGTTGCAAGAGATATCCAAGCCTTGCTAAATCCTGGAGTAAGAACAGAACTTAGAAAAGAAACAAGAAAAAGACTTGCAGCGCCTAAAGACGTTTGCATGGAGGCAATGAGATTAGCAGTTACGGAAATGCAACATGCAGCACATGAGGGAACAATCGGGGTTTATTCTAAAATGCCACCCTGCGAAGGGTTTTATTGGAGGCTTTCCAACAATCATCCCTTGACTGACATTTGTGATGAATATGCAAGACATAATGGAGATGGCTTTTGGGAAAAAGATGAAGTTCCTGTAAAACCTCATCCTTGGTGTCGATGTTATCTTGTCCCTAAGATGAAAAAACCAGAGGAAGTAAGAGAAGATTTAAGGGCTTGGATAAACAACCCTCTGAATAAGCCTGAAATTGAAGCCTGGTATCAAAGCGTAAGGGATATACTTCCAAGACCTTCTCTTACTACTTTACAACAAATATCAACACAGGAACTTAAGGAGACAAAAGCAAATATTCTCGGAATAAAGAAGCTAAAGAGAGCAAGAACACATGAAGAGGCTGTAAAGATAGCAAAAGAGCTCAATCTTATTGATAATGTCTTCTATGACAAATCTACAATTGACATACATCTTGCAAATGACATGAATAAAGCCCTATTTAATATAATGTCTGATTTTCCGCAGTTAAAAAAGTCCCTCTATTTTAAAAGAGCAGATGGGACAATGGCAAAATATTATTTTGATTTTTTGAAATATTATCACCCAAGTGAACTTCAGCGTATGGATGAAGCATTGAACCAGAAATTGTTTTGGGATGAGTTTCAGAGATATTGGAGCGAGAAGTTAAGAGAGATTGAAGAGAAAAAATATGTAGGAGCTTATTATTATGATTATGGGCTGATAACCTATTATTATAAATGGGGAAAATCTGGAAGCTATAATGCATTTAAAAATATTGTAGAACATGATGCAAATATTGGTTTTAATCCTAAAAATGGGAATAAACCAATATTTGTGGCTTATCACGAGATAGGGCATGCTATACATGCTGCCTTGGGAATTATAAGAGAAGATAGGATTCTTAGAGATGGATTTATACAAGAGAAATGGGAATACTTTAAATCTTTATCAAAGCCACTGCAAATAACTTTTCTCAGCGAGTATGCAGATTGGACTCCTCAAGAAATGTTGGCGGAAGCTTGGGCATCTTACTGTATGGAAAAATATGAAAAAAATGGGCAAGCTTCTGCTTTTGCGAAAGAAATAGGGGAATACATAGAAAAGAAACTGCGAGAATTTAACCCCTAAGATGAAACATTGCTTTAGATTCTTCTATAAATTGTTTCTTTTTTTCTGGAGGAAGAGAAGAAAGACGCTTATAACTTTTTGTCGCTTCAAAGGCACGTCTTAGTAGGTTTAAGGATGGCTTGAATCTATATCCTTTATCTCCTTGATATTCTTGATTGTGCTTAAATTTACCCAAAAGAATAACTTCTGGAATTCCTTTGGGAAAGGCAAGACATTTACCTTGTCCCGTATAATTAGCACAATAATAACAGATTTGTGCTAATTTAAATCTAATCCCATTATCCCCAGGGTATTCCTTTCTATGGTCATAATAAAGGTATAAAATATCGTCAGGAATGCCATCAGGGAAAGCATTACACTTTCCTTCTCCTCTGTGGTGTTCACATATGTCGCAAGGAATCATAGCTCTTTTAGTCATAGCTTTCACCTATATTTGTATACCATTTTCACGGGATAAAGTCCAACTTTTTTGCTTTAACCTATAAAAAATAGCTCAGGAGGGAAGGAAATTTATGCTTGAGGATATATTAGAAGGGAGATGGGACAAAGTAAAAGAAAGAATTGGTAAGGGTTTTCCTATTTTTTTAATCAGTTATGTGCAGAAAAAGCTAAATGAAGGGTTTAGACAGGCAATTAAGGAAATAAGAAATAAAGGAAAAGAAACCAGGAAGGTGGGAACGTGAAGATTAATAAATCTCGTGTAAGCACAAAACCTTGGGGAGAGGTCGACAAAAGTAAAATCTGGAGAAGATTGAAAGAAGGCTTGCAAAACAAAGAGGAAGGAATAAAAGAGGCAATCCGTGAAATGTATGCAGTAGTAAAAGCAGAAATTAATAAGGATTTGACACAGGCAGATTGCTGGGGACCGCATCATGAGATAAAGGGGGACGAGATAATTTTAAATAGAAATGGTGTTAT